TCTTCAGGTGCATATACTTTTTCATATGCTTTTTCTTCACCTGTTGTTGGATCTATATAAGTGTAACCTGGTCTATTAGCTCGCAGATCTAAATAACCCATGTTGTATCCTGGTGTATAAATATCTGTAGGTTGGTTATCAAAAGCACCTAATCCGTAAGTTGTTGCAGCTATTGCAGCTGAAGTTTTAAATGGATCAAATTTACCAGTCTCTTTATCTTTTAAAATATCTAATAAACTTCCTTTAGTTCTGTTTTGGTTTTGCGCTGCTATTAATTGATCAGAATAAGATCCTCTGGCAACATCTTCACCAAATCCAGACATACTTACGGGTTGTTGTGGATTATAAGCTCCGGGCATGTTAGCTAAGAAAGCTGGTTGACTCGCTGCAAATGTTTTTGTTGCCGCTGATCCTGGAAACATACTCATACCTGTAGAACCTAAAGTATAACCAGTATATGCTCCTGTAATACCACCTAATATTCTTCCAAGTCCTGATGCACCTGAATCTTTTGCTCCTTTGTATCCTTTATAACCACCATAAGCTGCAAGTGCGTAAGGTAAAAACTGTAGCATTTATTTAATTCTCCTAATTAAGATCTTAAGTTTTTAATATTACCATTTTACTTAGGTATTATCAACTCATCGGCAAAACGTCCTGTATATTGATGCTCTCCAATATGCATGATTGGATCATCAATAAAGGCATGACATTTACCACCTATGTCTTTCCATAATTTACAAAAGCTGAAATCTTCACCTAAATATGTCTTAGTTTTGGGGTCATGAATACAGTCAAAAAAGTTCCACATATTCGGTTTATTCACGTACTCACCATTAATAACAGTCTTTTGTACAATTTGTTTATCTGGATAAGCTTGAATCATTTTATCTATGACTGACTTTTTAATTAACATACATCCTGTTGGACTATGAGTTACTTCTATAACACCTTCAGTTACCACAATGTCATTAGTGTTTTCTATTCTCATTGGATAACTATTAGTCCATTTGTGAATATCAGATGGTTTCTTTACTTCACCTTTTTTAATTGCATCAAAAGCTTTATCCCAATTGAATGTTTTAAGTGGATACGGAATTGAAATAACATCTTTATCTCTGTCTATCATTTTAAAAATAGACTCTGCATTCATCAATATATCTGAATCAACAAATAACATATGTGTCATTCCAGATTCTATAAAGCCTGATACACACAAGTTTCTTCCTTGTGTAACTAAAGATGATTTAAGTAATTGAAACTGTACATCAATTTTTTTCGCCATGCACATTTTTTGTAATTCTAACAATCCTTGTGCGTAATGAATTGAACAATCGCTATGTACTGGTGTTGCAACAAACAAAGATACTTTACTTTTCCGTTGTCCGTTTTCCGTTTTCCAAAGTGGTTGAATACTTTTCTCGTAAGGCTGTGGAGTATTTAATGGTTTTACCTGTACGTCTTTTAGAGTTTGGTAGGTGTCTTCATTTACATAAGTTTTATTTTCTTGCATTTAAGGCTCCTTGTAAAAAGCTTGCCCATTCCATTCCCTTTTTATTCCAGTTGTAAAATCTTTTATAAAATTTTTGTTGTTCTTCTAAATGTTCTTGTATGAATGATTCATGTAAATAACCAGCTGCTACTTCAATTGCTGCTGCAGTATCTTTAGCCATTGTTTCGTAATTTGTAGAGTAGTTAACGTACACTGGCCATTCAGCACATGTTTCATATAAAGCACCAAAATTATTAGTAATAACATGAACACCAGAAGCCAACGCCTCTAAAGCAGATGCACATGATGTTTCTTCAAATATTGATGGATATACAAACATATCATAACTGGGCATGACTTCTCTTATGTATTCATTCGGTTTGTAGCCAATATAATTTACATTAGTTAATTGTTCAGCTTGTTCGTAAAGTGGTTTAAATTGATCATCATTTTGTTTTTTAAATTCGTCACCGTAAACTTGTGTGGAACTGTAAACATCTAAACTAATTAAAGGATCTTTTATTTCTTGCATAGCTCTAAGCAATACATTTAAACCTCTCCATGGAGTGCAGTGGTGAATCAATTTTATTGGATCACCTTTTTTATAAATTTTTCTTTTAGGAAAATCTTCAATTCCATTTTTAATAACGACAGATCTATCGGTTGGAATATCAAAAGCATATCTAAATTTTTCAAAATTCCAATGACTATTAAATACATACCAATCATACTCTTTATGTCTTTCTTTGTTTCTAAAAAAAGGTTGAAGATTAGGTTGATCCCAAGAATTCTTTTGCCAAAGAATATTAAGTTTATTTGGGTCTAATGGTACTTTACCTGGTATGGATGTGCAAATTTGTACTTGATCTAGTAATTCTTTAGAAACATGCTTATGGAGCATTTCCATTTGGATTTCTGTTGCTCCTCGAGGTTGCATTATTTTTTTGTGGCAGCGCCCATAGTAACTTTAGTAACTTTAATTTCAAGGTCTTGTCTAAAATCATCCACAGTAGTGTCAGAATTGGGATTAGCAACATCAGCATCAAAATCATCTTTACTAGCATATACTTTACCAGTCCTTTTGTGTTTTATAATTTCTTTTGCTTCTGCTGGTATTTTTATTATATCACTCATTTTTGTCTACGTCCTTGTCTATTGTATTTTTTATTGTGTTGCAACTTCTTTTTTTTGTTTGGACTCTTCACGTGTTTTCTAGGTCTTTTCCTAGGTTTATCTCTTTGAACAAAATCTTTAAATTTTTTAGCCATTTTCTTGAGATCTATCTATAAGAGCATAACTTACAATACCAGTAATTTCATTAGCTGATCCTGCCTGCATGGATAAAACATCACTAGCTTCTAAGTTCAAAGAACTCTTAACCATATTTACAGTTGCTTTATTCAATTCCTCATAAGAAATTTTTACAGCTGATCCACCCGATTTAGTCACTAATGCATGAGTATCTACATTACTGGCAGTGTCGTGAACAGCTTGTAAACTTTTAACTATAATTGTTGCATCACTGGGACACGTTAATATAGTAGTCACATTAGTTGTTGTTAAATCAAATGTTTCGCTTTTATATCTTATTGTCATTGCATAAAGTAATTAAATGAATCTTGTTCGTTTTTCAAGTCTTGTTGATAAGAAGTATTTAGTTGGTTTTCAACAGTAGCTAGTGCTTGGTTAATTTGTCTAAATCCTTCTTCAGTATATTCTTTAGGAGGTTCAGGTACATATACGTTAATCTTAGCCATTAGTAATCGTGAAGCCCTCCTGAACCAGATTTTTGTTGAGGAGCGGAATAAGATTTACTAGGTGAAGTTTTAGTGCTAGCTGGCATTTGTCCCATCCCTCTATCGTCTGATGTTCTTTGACTAGTAGTTCTTGCGTCTATTTGTTTTTGCAATCCTCTAGCTTGAGCCATGTTTCTAGCGGCCGCATCTAGTCTACCTTGTGCACCACCATATCTTTGCATATCTAAATAGTCAGCCAAAGAAGTCGCTTGTGCAAAATCTGTACCTCTGATTTTTTGATTCAAACTTTGTAAACCACCACCCATAATAAAATTAGAACCTGGGATCATAAATCCAACAGCCGTTTTTAATAAATTTGCAATTCCTTTTTTTTGTTTTTTACTTTCTAGATTTTTTTGAAAATTAAATTTTTTTTCTGATAAAGTCATAGGTTGTAAATCAGATGTAGACTCTCCGTAAGTTGGTGGATTCAACATTTCATTATATAATGGAGCTAATCCTCGCTGCACATTTGTAGGCATGAAACTTGTAACTAAAGGTTCATTCACAGGTGTATTATTATAATACAATTCTTCTAATTTACCTGGTTGTGTAATTACTAAACCATCTCTATTTAAGGGTGATATCATCTTCTTCCATCTGGGTTTACATCAGCTCTAAATGTGCCAAATCGCCAAGTTTCATCTACTGCTGTGTTTTGTATTTTTAAATTTGCCAATCTTCCTCTAGCTCTTGTATCTATTTTTTCTGTTGAAGAGTTTATAGTAAAAGGTCCTAATTGTGAAGAAGTTCCAGAGTCAATAGGAAAATTTTTTAAAAATATTGTAACTATTGCATTACCTTGTAGATTTTTAAAATCTGGTAAAAACCTACTTACTCTTAACATATTTTCACCGTCACCATCTGTAGGCAGGTCAAAATCACCTGATTGTATATATGCTGGAATAGCTGTCTCTGTTCCATCCAAAGCTATTTCATTATTACCTACTTCATGAGCATAGTAAGTAGTTGAACCAAAAGTATTTGTTGCTCCACTTATATTTGAAATTGTTGGTATAGCAGTAGAATCATATTCTGTTGCATAAGGTACATCATATGTACTTGCATCTGCGTAAGAACTTCTAGCAAGTGTCATTGTAGACCAAGTATTTTCTACATAATTATAAACTACAGTTCTATTGTTTTGTACTGCAGGGCTTCCTGCAGGGGTACCTGCTGGATAGAACCACACAATCTCATTAAACAAAGAGTTGTGTGAACCATATATAATTTCATTAGATGAATAGTTTATTCCCACATTTGATCCGGTAGTCGTGAATACAAAGTCTTCAACAAGTGATGGAAGTAATTTAACAGTACCATCAAATACAAAGAAGCCTCCACCTGCCCCCATCCAAAATACTTTACCATCTGCATATACAGTTGCATGCTGTCCAATACATCCACAGTTGGAACCTACTTGTCTGATTGAAAAAGTAAATGGTGGTCCTACAAACTGCATAGTATAAGCTGCTTGATCAGTCAAAATTAAGTTGTAGTCTTTACCAGATACCGCTGCTACGATTTTGTTTCCAGTGTCCAGTCTGAATGTTCCAGCAGTATTTACTGAAGTTGGTTGATAAACATTATAATTTTCTTGATCACTAAATCTAATAAACATTGGATCCTGTGTTGTAGTATCTCCTATTGTAGTTTCAGTTCCAAAGTGCACTACATGTCTATCTCTATCTGAAGTAATTGTTAATCTTGTTGCTGTTGGAGCACCTGCCATAATAGTTGCTCTTTGTTCTAATGGATTTGATACACCAGGATTCCACACAAATGTTTTACCATCTTTA